AACGGCGGCGTCAGGCCGCTGTGGGTGGATTCTCGTAAAGCCGGCTCATCTTCGAGCCGGGACGGCGCCCGTTATTGGGGGCCGGTTTGGGTGTCTGGGCCGGGACCGCCGGCTCGTCGAAATGCCGCGCTGCGTTGTGCAGGATGCGCAGGAACGCCGGATGATCGCCGGCTCCGGTTGCTAAAAGGAATTCCTCGAATGCCTTGCGATCTTTCTGCGGCACCAGCATGTCGCGCATGCGGGCGATTGCGGTCATCGCGGTTTGATGTCCTGCCCCGCCGATTTCCTCGTCGGCCATGACTTGGGTGCGCCAGTCCTTGCGCATGTCGGCAAAGGCGCGGTGCTGATTTTCCAGCGTGCGCTCGGCGAAGGTTTGCATCGCCTTGCCGTGCAAATCCACGAGCTGTTGCGCGCGATCCTGCGGCGACAAGGCAGCGTTATCGAGAATGCCGGTGAATTCGCCGATCTGCTTGTCGTCGGCGGTCAATCCTTCGGGGAGCTTGAACGCCTCGTAAACGCGCGGCTCGGCCTTGATTTCAGGGGCCGGAGGCTCGGGCGCTTTCTCCGCCGGTTTATCGTCGGGCTTGGCTTCCGGCGCGGCTTCGACCTTCGCATCGGCCGGTTTCTCGGGTTCCGCTTTTACCTCGACAGGCTTTTCGCCTTCGGGCTTACCTGCCTCTTGCAGTAGCGTTGGGGTGTCGGTGTGCGAAAATGGCTTCGGCGCTTCAGCAACCGGCGCCTCGGCGACAGCAACGGGAGCAGGCGCGGCAACCGGGATCGGAGCAGCTTCGCCGGCTGGCGCGGGCGCGACCGGAGCCGGTGAAATCGCTACCGCTGGAGCGGCGTCTGGTTTCGGATCGTCAGCCAATGGGTGCTTTCCTCTTTGCGCGTTCAGCAAATCGCGGGTCGTGCTCGTCCTGCATCAACAGCGCGCCGTCGCGCGCCATCAGCAGCCAACTCTTCCAAAGCCGGTCTCCGATTGACTGGATACCGGCCTCGAACCAAGTGCTTTCGGGCTGCGGAAACCCGTTCGGCCCGCAGGCAAATTTCGTCTCGAAGGCGTGGGTGGTTTGAAGCAGTCCCCACATTTCACGGCGACCGATGGGGTCGGCGAAAACGCGTTGCCAGAACTCTTCGGCTTCTTCCTGCCGTCTGTCCGCTTTACGCTTGGCCCGCTTTTGGGAAGCCGGGTCGGCGGCATTCGGGATTTCGTCGGTCTTGTTCTCGGCGCTTTGACTGTCGGCCGGATTCTCCGGCACGTCTTCGTCGCTCAATGGACAGTCTGATCCGCAGGGGCCGACAGCATGACGGTTTGCGTCGTGCCGTCATCGAGGGTGACAATCAGCGAGCGCTCGTCTTCGCTCGGTTGAGCATTGACGATCTTCCGGCCCGGCGGCGCTTCATAGATGCGCTGGATCGGCGCGTTGCTCTGCGGATCGTCGAAGGTGAATCCAACATGCCAGCCGCGATAGCCGTAACTCATGCCGGGACAATCAGCCCCGAGGGACGAACAACTTGAACCGGGCGGCCTTGGCGCAACGGTGCTTCCAAGGGCTGCGGCAGGATCGGCCCTTTGCGTCCGGTGCGTTTGTTTTCGAGATCGCGCGTCAGGCGTTCCAATTTCCGCAAATTGTCCGCCAGCTTCTTGAACAGCGGATTGGCCGGGTTGGCGTCGAGCGTTGCGATCAATGACCTGTCGCGGCACCAGTCCCCGGCCCGCTTATGGGCTTCTTCCATCATCATGCCGATGGGCAGCCAACGGGCGTCGCCGCCACGCCAGAAAGCGATCTGCCGGCAACAGCCCTCAATCAATTTCAGTTCCTTGCGCAGTGCGTCATAGGTCGGGCCGCGACGGGACAAAACGGCCAAATCCTCGCAGTGCTGAATCGCCTTGCCGAGATTGTCCTTGAGACAGGACAGGATTTCATGCTCGGTGAGAGCGCTCATTGCTGCGGCGCTCCACCACCACCTGATCCGATAATCGCGCCCAAGGCATTGTCGGGCGACAACGATGCCTGGCTCAATGTCTTCGCTGCCGTCACCGCCGGAAGAGTCGTTTGCAGCATCTGTTGGCCCTTGGATACCTGCGCCCGCTCCTGATCGTGTTGCTGCACTTCCTCGGCGGTGTAGAAACAATCGGCCGGAAACGTGCTGACCTCGGCATAGTGCTTTAGCGACTTGTCGAGATTCATGGTGCGGATCGGGTCCGGCAGTCCCGCCGCTTTCGCGGCTTCGCTCAATGAGCCGGCCACGGCAAACACATCCTTCATCGCCACGCTTTCGGTCGAACGCTGCGCCATCCGCATGATCGAGATGAACTCGAATTTGAGCGGCACACCCTTCAACGACGGCGGCATGGGCTTCAGCAATTTGCGGCGCTGCATGATCGCCAGAATGCGTTGCAGCATCGGCGCGGCGACTTCGGACTCGAACAGGTTGATAAACGGCCCCAAGACCTGAAGCCGCTCCAAGTCCCGCTTGGTCAGTTCCAATTCGTTGCGCGGCTGAACACCCTCCATCTGGGTGATCGCCATGAACAGGGGAACAAAGAACCACTCCTTGATACGCGCCTCGATCTTGTCGAGGTCTTGAATCATCGGGCCTAGCGCAGCCGCATTGACCTCGAACGCCGGCGCAAAGCCCTTCTTGCCGTTCGCCGTGTTAACGTAAGTCACGTTGCCCGGGATGATCGAGCTAGGCTCGTTCTTCAATTCCGGGTCGGCCAGCATCGGCGGCCGGACCAGTTTTTCGATGAACTCGGCTTTACGCCGCGTCTCCAACTGTAACTGCTTCGTGTCGCCGATGGCCTTCATCCCCGGCGAACGGCCATAAGGATCGTTCGAGACCTTCGACCAGCGCGAGACAAAGACCGGCTTTTCGCTAAAGCCCCGGCGTGACAGTTCCGAATTGGACCGCAGCCCTCTGATCCAATAGACCTCGCGGAACGGGAAGGAACCGGGGACGACCGTTACCTTCTTGCCGAATTTTCCCTGAATGGCGAAGTTCGGCTCGATGGCGTGAGCGACCACGAATTCCTGGTCGAGGCTTGCGCCGCCGTTGGCCCATGCCTGCCGGATTTCGGGCGGGCAATTTTCCAGCGTGAACATTTCCACGATCTGCTGGACCGTGTAGGTGAATTCACGGTACTGCGTGTCCACTGTGAGTCGGGAACCGACCGCGAGATAGTATTCCCCCGCGCACGGCAGATAGAGCCGGATGACATCTTCAGCGTCTTCATAGACGATGATCGGGCTGGTGCCGAACGTCGCAACGTCCCGGAAGGACTGCGCCATTTCAGGATAGAAATTCGAGCCGGCCAAGACCGCATAAAGCCGTTGCTCGGTGTCTTCCATCCACGCCTTGCCATCGGCGTCGATCTCGATCCACGGCAAAGCAATGCCCATCTTGACCCACGGGCGGCTGGGCGAAGTCAGCCCGGTCCACAGACCCGAGGCGCATATCTCCATCGCCTGCGTGGCCGTGCCGTCAACAATCGCGTCGTTCAACTGACGCCCGCGATCCATCGTGTTCGCGGTGACAAGCCAGCGATAACGCTCCGGCAGAATGTACAGCGCCAGCGTGGCCCAGAACGACCACCACGAATAGCGCCAGTTCTTCAGGCTGGATAAGCGGGCTTCGAGATAGCCGTAAATCTCGCCCCAATCCTTGCCGGGATTCGCATCCTGATTCGGTAAGGTAAGCGGCTGCTGGGCAAGCAGGCTCGGCGACATCGCCTCGTATGCTGCGCTGCCGTCGAGAGGGGGCATGCTAAATTATTGGCCCAATAACGCTTTGCCGGCAGTCGTTCCCATCGGTGCGCCCTCGGGCGAGCTTTTCACAGTATCCGCGAAGCCTTCGCTACCAGCGGCGGCAGCCGCAGCATTACGCGCGGCTTGCCCGGCATCCTGAACGGATGAACTGGCAAGTTGCGGCGGCGCCGGCGGGGGCGGCGGGGGCGGCGGTGCTTTGGGGGAAAGGAAGCTCATTAGCCTCTCATCGGATCGTAGGACGCGCTCACCGAGCCGGCCAGATCGGCGCTCGCGAACGGGTCATAGTCAAACTTGTGTTTCGAGCGGCCCATGCTTT